TCTTTAGCTAAACGCGTGCAGCCTTCCCAGTATTCCTCACCTTCAACAAAGGATCGTTCACCATAAGTAGGTATTACAGGTATATTTTCGCCAGGTATAATCTCGTCGCTAAGTATTTCTTGACCTGAAGCAATGTACTTCCTGACTTCCCATCGTTCAATATTTCGCTCCTCCTTTTTTTCGTACCCAGCATCCATTAAATCGTCAATAACATCTAATATTTGTGACTCACGATAAGCAGCTGGAATACCAAAAGGATCAACAAAAATGAAAACCTTGTCTTTTACTTTTTTACGATGATAAAAAGTAGTTACATAATACTTTTCACCTTCCACTATCCAAGGGAAAGCGTATGACTGCTCAGGAAACGCAAAGCTTTGTTGAGTCTGGGGTTTTTTGCCAGTCAAGTCTTCATATATTTCGTCGTACCCATCTTTAGTATACTTGTAGAGAATAGAAACATAATTAGCGTCTGACTTGTCTTGTCTTACTGCATTAGGATCGAAAAAACAATTATTATTTGCTTCTGGTATATACCTACGACGAATAACCTGGTTCTCATCCCCAATCTGATTGGTTGCGTATTCTGTATATAATTCCCATGCACCATATCCACAAACTACAGCATCCTGAGTGGCGTAATCGTAAGCCTCTTGCGAATCAAGCCTCCGATCATCTGCACGGTAAAGCCCATCTAATAGTTCTGCGTCATCTGTTCTTGATGTGTCTGTAGGCTTAAAGTCAGGCTGTATAGGGTTAGCCCGTAAATCGGCCATAATCTGCCGACCGCCTTTTCGAATAATATTAAACTCGCCACGGTAAGCCAGCTCACTACCATTAAGCAGCTGTTCATCCCATTGCGTAATCCAATAAAAAACAAGGTCATCTGAACCCTGTTCTCTTGAGATTTGATTGGCGTTAAATGCTTTGTCGTGCAGCTTCTTCAGTTCGTCTAAATCAAGCATTAGCGTCTGCCCATTGTTTTGGCGGGTTTAGGTATATAAAAATTTTGCTGCGAATTACTAACTATATGGCGCATTAACATCATTACCGAGTCGCCTAAGTTAGGGCTTGAGACTTTGAATTTATTTTTCATTTCAGGTTTAGTGTATAGTTCAAAAAGCCCGCTACCATTTGGCTTGACAGGCATTCTACATAATTCCGCACGCAATTTATTGATTAGTTTAATATCAGAACAAAAACTAATCAAATAATCAGGATCGTGATATTCACCAAACTCTACAGCTCTGTATGTTTTGTAAATTCTATCTCTAAGTTTTAAGTAATATTGTGCGCGTTTATTTTTAACTGATTCCTTCCATGTTTTTTGATTAATCATTGGCGAATCAGAAGTTGGTTCGTATATATTATCTGGGTTATCAGGCGACTCACTGCCTTTAAACATAGCTATTTGTATTTTTTTTCCTTGAAATGATTTTGCTGTATCCCTATTAAGGGCAACGCCCATGCCATCGCAATCCCAAGTATAATGATCTGCCTGATGCCGTATAGCTAAATCACAGGCCCAATCTCCCCCTTCATTTACATTACCAGAAAGCTTTTCTTCTATATGTGTGACTACTGATCCATGACGCAATGCAAAACCTTTAGAATCACCGCCGGTATCCGAAGGGTCGTGACTGGCAAATTTAGCGCCTCTGGCAGGAAACCCCAATTTTTTATGCGCATCAATGCATGCGTCAAACCATTCTGCCTTAATAAGAGCATTTTCTATTTCGTCGTTAAAATGCCCTAGCCATATGTGATCATAATCGGCTTGGCTTCTGTTTTTTTTATCCCAAAGCCGCTCACCCTCCAGCTCTTTGTGCCAAGGGTTGTCATAGTAATTAATCCATACTATTAAGTGTAAGTCATCTTCATAATATCCATCGGACAAAAGCTTATCTAAAAATGGCAGTATAAACCGCTTACTCACTGGGTCTTCACTTGAGCCAGGGTTGAGAGAAAACCATAACTCTGACCCTTCTTTTCGTATTGATGGGGTGAGCTTTGTTAGCGATAAATCACTGATAGATTGCGCCTCTTCTACCCATGATTTTTTAAATCCAGATACAGATTTGACAGCATCTTCATTTCTAGCCATCCCCTTAAACTTAAAAACATCTTCAGATTTATATCGAATAGCCTTTTCGGTTATATCGAAGTCAGTAAATCCACTGCGCTTAATTACATTCGACAAAAGCGCATGAACTGAGTCATCAATAGAATTTTGTAACTCACGAAGACAAAGCGTTTTTTCTCCATAGTCTTTAGCATTTGCAGCAAAGATACTACCAAAAGCTTCTGATTTGGTTCCCGATCTACCGCCTAGAGCAATCTTAAAGCGCTTCTTTTTAGTAATAAATGATTCAAGCTTTTCAGCAATAGTTACATGCGGCTCTTTATCTACCTCAATATAATTGCCGCCTACCTCTTGAATACATTTAATTAACTCACCGCCAAAAACACCCTCGACAGGGCGGTAGATGCCGTAAACAGTTTTCTCTTTGTTTTGCTTTTCTTGTTTACGACGCTTTAGCTCAAGAGCAGCAGCCGCTCTTTGCTCAAGCTCTAAACGTTCAGGAGATTTTTCCGCCAGCAATTGCTTCTAGCTCTTCGTCTGATAAATTGGATAGGTCAAATTGTACCTTAGATTCGCTCTCAGTCTTTTCTTTTAAGCCTAAGTCTCTTTGTATTATTGATGCACTCAAAAGCCCAGCTGCAGCCCCCTGTAGCTTCTGATCATATATGATATCTTCTACCTCCTTGCAGATAGCAGAAAAATCTTCTTTAACTCTGTATTGCTGCCATGTTTCATATGACATTCCGATATAACGGCAAAGGCTTTTAAGAGTCATTGCGCGCATTACGGATACAGGCTCTTGTATGATCTCTCCATTGACATTAAAAGGCTTCATTTCGAAGAGTGGGTTTTCGTGATTCCATGCAAAGTATTGATTGCAAGCATCAAGCAGCTTTTCTGCGTCCTCATAAAGAGGTTTACGCCCATGTGATGAGCGAGCCTCCCAAAACTTATTGCCACTTGGTGCAGACATTATTAGATATACTTACCTTTGTTGTCTTCTTTAGCCATGCTTGACCTGTTCTTGTACTCTTGCTCGATGCTCTTAGCTTTTGCAGGATCTTTGCGCTCTAAAGTTTTAAAGTTCTTTTTATCTACCTTGCTGATTTTTTTTAATTCAGCTTTGCGCTTGCCTTTTGATTCATTTGCACGGCTAGCAGTAGATTGCCCGTATTTACTTGTACTCTTCATTCTGGCCATAAGCTATTTTCATACCTCGACTTTTTGCGTCTTTAATAAATTTTGCCCTTCCTCGCTTTGCACCTTTTTCGGTTTCAAACTGGAAGCCTTTCTTATTATCGCCTAAAAAAACACCAAAGCCAAATCCTTTAGGGCTTTCAATAACGGGGCTTACTGTAATAATCATGTGCTTTTCTTCTTGTTTGTGCCTTTCTTTGGTTTAGGCTTTGCGTTTGGTGCTATATCATCAGCAAGATCATCTACATATTGGATCGCATCCTCAACTGAGTTAAATCGCTTTGTATATCTGGCACCGCTAGTGGTCGTGATATACACCTCTTTCTTTTTTGTATCAATAGCAATGCTTTCAATCGATGAATAGAAAATAGTTACTGTTTCTGAAAATTTAAGTTTCATGAGTGCCCCATCTTTTGTGGATCATTTTCATCATTAGGTATAAATAGCAATGGTGATAACATTGTTTCGATTAAGCCTTCTGATTTATTACAAAGCCTTTCGGCCTCGATAGCTTGCTGCTCTATTTGCCATTCAGCCATAAACATAGCTGATTTTTCTAGCCAAAATTGACCGGCTTCTAATTCTTCTATTCTCTCAACGTTTACCGGATCTTTTGCATACTCTCTAGATATAGCAATCTTTAGAACCTCTATAGTCCTATTCATTTCATCAATCATATCAATCCTCCGATATTCATTAGGTAGTACAAGGCTACTGCCTGGCACAATGCTATTCCTATTAAATTAATCTTTTTCATATATAACCCTTACATCATGCGGACTCTATGAGCCGCATATGTTTTTGTTAGGCGCTACCATAGTGAAACGAAATAAAGCAGTCGTATTCTTCGCTCCAAAAGAAGCCAAGCTCATCAAGGCGCTTTGTATCTTCTCCTGAAACCTCTTCTTGCTCAACCGCCATTATCGCCAAAACATCATGACTACAGTTTGTGGGCCATTTTTCGTTCTTGTACTTCATAAATATTTTTATTGCTTCACTTAGGTTTTCCATATCTCACTCTGTAATGCGCCTAAAAAGGAGCTGTAATTGATTGTTCGCAAGCTCACAACA